TGTGGATGCTGGTCCACCGAAGATTCCGAAGTATTTCGGATCGGTGTATCGGCAGATGAAGCTGCAGCCTGGTGCGCCGTGGGATTGTGAAAACCCGGCTGATTTGGAGTTGTGGCTTGTTGCTGCAAGTAGTCAGCCGAAAGATGTGCCGTTTTGGAAATTTCCGGATACTCCTGAAAAGAAGTATGCGAAAGTTGAGATTGCGCTCCGTGATGAGTTGTCTGGTGAGATTCATTCACTCAAGGGTGCTGAAGTGGAGTCGTTCCGTTTCAGTCAGTTGTATGAGTGGTTTGAGGAGTGGTTCCCGACCGAGTTGTTGGTTGAACCTCTTGAAGGCTTGAGTAAAATCAAGAAACACCGGATGATGGCGTTTTATTTAACGATGACGTTTCGTGCGTTGTCGTGGGTGGTTAATGACCACCGTTTGTTTGTTACAGGAAAGGGTGACAACATTCAAGTGTTGGCTTGGATGGCCAGGAGTGTGCTGGTCAAGACGTGGCGTGCCATGGTGTGTGGTACTATTTATTGTCAGTGGCATGTTGGTGTCTTTGAGCTTTTCAAAGGGAAGCGACTTGAGGAGTTGCGGATTGAAGAGCTTAAGGCGAAGGAAGCCGCTGCGATGGCTGCTGCCAAGGATTTGGCAAAGGAACATTTGCAGGAGGAAGATGCGAAGGAGGAGTTTGGACCCGTCCTTAAGAAGAATCCTGCAATCAAGAGCCTGGATCAGGCTTACGAGACGGTTAAGGAGCTGTCTTGGTATGGTGCGTTGTTTTTGACGCCGTTGCACATTATCCAATGTACTGCGAAGCGCATGTACAGTTTGGCTGTGTGGCCATATGGGTATGTGAAGAGTGGCTTCAGCATTAAACGGGCGTTTAATGTGTTGAAGGTTGTTACTGTGCTTGGTGTTGCAGTGGGCATGATTTATGGTGTTTGGAAAGGCATCAAAGCTTTGTTCTCTGAGGAAGAGGATGACTGTCCGGAAGACATGGATGATCTTCGGAAGTTTTGGCGTGAAAACGCTGATTCTGAAGAAGTTCAGAAGGATGTCGCTGCTCAAGAGTATCTGGCAACACTTGGTGTGTTTGCGCAGAATGCGAAGCAGGAATCGGATGGTTATAATGATGTGCATCAGAAGGCCTTGCGTGATCAGTTTCGGTACGATCGTGTACAAACTGGTCCCAGACGCAAGACGAAGAAGCATGTTACGAAAGCAACTCATGCGTCGCGTGCAATTCATTCTCATGCGCAGGCAGCGCCTGACCTCTTCGAGGCTGAAGTGGTGGCGCAATCTGCGTTACAGACGCGTCATGTTGTGGAGAGGATCTGCAAGAACATGGTGTCTGTTTCATGGGATGGTCGTGGTCGTTTGAATGGTACGTTTGTCAGGAAGGATGAACTGCTGTTGCCCCATCATTTCTTTTGTGACCCATGGACTGGGGAGCTGTTGGCTGATGGGGGAACGATGACGATTCAACAAGGAAGTGTGATTCGTGCTATCACGTTTTCTCGGAAGAACATTGGAGATGTTCAGTCGATGCCGTATGATGGAAAGATGATCTACGAGGACTGGGCTATCTACAAGTGTGGAGAAGGCATGTCCTACCCGGACATTACGAAGTACTTTCGTCCTCTTATTACACCGGATCTTGCAAGATCCTATAAGGTGTATGTGTTTGCCCGTCCAACGATGGAACACGAGGTGGAGTATGATGAGATCAAGGAGATTGGTCTGGAACGTAATGTGTTGCGGTATCGAAGCTACCAAAGAGGTGTTTTCCATTCGTATGTGCCTGAACAGTTGGTTTATGCACCGAAGGCGGATGGAGATTGTGGAGCTTTGATTTTGGGTTTGAATATCGGCGGAGAGGTCGCTATTCTTGGAATGCATGTGGCTCAGCGTGGAATTGCTGGTCAACCAGTGCGTGGCATTGGAAGACCGTTTCACTCTGGGATGGTGACTCCGGGGAATCTCGAGGATGAGAAGAACCAGAGTTTGGCGCAGGGTGAGAGCTCGGATTTGGAGCCTGACCCACGTTTGCGTGTTGTTGGTGAGACGAAGCATAAGGTGCCGCCCGCACCCTTCGAGACCAACATTATTCGGGGACCCTTGTTTGGGGACCCGACGTTTGCGATTGTTGATCGGAAGCCTGCACATCTTGGATTGTCGGATGATTGTCCGTACACTCAGCGTCAGCTGAAGTGGAAGGCGATGCATCGGTGCAATTACAATCAAGTTGTGTACCCGCAGGAGGAAGTGGACTCTATATTCAAGGAAGGAATACAGGAGCACTATGAGCGGGTTTGGAAGGAAGAAGATCATGTGTATGCGAAGGTGGCAACACTCGAAGAGACGCTAAATGGCG